CGGCATGGAAAACGTGGCAATGATCGCGGTCGATACGCCCGGGAGCACCGACGAGCAAACATATCAAGCTGCCGCGACCACAACGGTGACTTACCACAGCACAGTGTACGTCAATCGAACAGTCGCCGACCCGGATCAACCCTACGGTGCGCGCGCCTCTTCAACCATCGTTGCCGTTGAAGTCGGCGTGGAGGAGTGAACCATGGATATCCCTGCTATCCTGCAGCAGATTCGCCCCGGCGCAAGCTGGTATCTCGCCGGCGAGAGCTATGAAGGCCTCGAATGGCGCGACGAGGTGCAGAGCAAACCCACTTTGAACGAGATTGAGGCTGCCTGGCCGCTGGGGCCTCTCGCTTCTGATATCAATGCCGAACGGGAACGCCGCATCCTCGCGGGCAAGACCTTCGCCATCACAGGCTATGGCGACATTCCGGTCGATGGTCGGCCGACCACTCAGCTCAACCTGCTGGCACTGAAGGACACGGCTCGCGACCTCAAGGCCGCCAACGTGACAGGTGCCGTCATCCCGTTCCGCGATACAGAAAACAACCAGCACATGCTCTCGGCAGACCAGGTCATCGAACTGGTCAACGTAGGCAAGGCCTATGTCCAAGGGCTGTATTCCGCTTCCTGGGCGATCAAGCTTATGGACCCAGTCCCCGACGACTTTGCAGACGACAGCCACTGGCCGTGATCGCTCTTGGATTTATGCCGGCCCACGGTTACTTTCCAGCGTGGCGGAGTTGCGGCAAATGTCTGAAGCTATCTCTGATTTCAATACGGTGACAGGCCTGATCTTTGATCAGCTGTACCAGTCCTTTCCGACGCCCTCTCCGATAAGAGTGGAAGCCATCGCTGACGCCATGGGGCTGAAAGCTCTCGAAGTGCAGGAGGGTGATGAACCATGGATGCCAACCGTTGGAGAGCCATACGAGGCACTTCCGAGCGGCAGGGCGCTGGTTGACTTCGTCGACGCAACGATTCGCTGGTTGAGTGAAGAGGGATTTATTCGGACAGGCACGTTCAGGGAATCGGTCCTGACGGCAAAGGCTCTGACGATAATGAACGCCACTCCTGACAGCCTTAACGGCGAATCCCTCGGAGCCACCTTGAGCGGCGCTGCGAAATCGGCAGGTACGGAGGCGGGCCGAGCCGCTATAAGTGAAACCGTAGGTCAGATCATCGGTGCCGCCGCCAAGGCGATGGCGACCTAACCCCTGACACTGTCAGGCTCATGCAGCCTGGCGCGCGCGCGTATCCACGCTTCAAGCCCTCTTCAAACGGCCTTGGAGCACTCCGTTCATGCCCATTTCTGGTTTCAACCATGGGGTCCGCGTCATCGATGCTGGCTCCGAGCCGCGCCCGATCGAGGTCGCCGATACGTCAACGGCAGCGCTGAACTTCATCGATTCCACTGCTGACAACGACGCCTTCCCTCTTGACGAACCGGTGCTGCTCTTCACCCACGACACCGAAAAGGTGGCGCTGCTCGGCAACACGCCCGGCAACGAGGCAGTACGCCAGGTCAACGCCATCAAGGCGCAGGGCATCGAAGGCCGACTTGTCGTGGCGCGCGTCGCGCATTCGACCGAAGCCGATCCGGGCGACAAGGCTGCCGAGGAGCTGGCAAACTTGGTCGGTTCGGCGGCATCGATGACCGGCGTTCACGCGCTGTCCTATGCGCGCGGCCATGTCGGTGTGGAGCCAGATATCATCATCGGTGGCGGCAGGGCAGCCGGCCGCATCGACAACGCCAAGAACCCTTACGCCGACGCCTGTGAACAGGTCGGCGCGAAGCTGAAGGCGGTCACGGTCTTTGACACTGGCGGCGCCGACAGTGATGCCAGCCTTGCCTACCGGGCAGACTTTGACAATCGCTACACCTATCTGGTCGACCCCTTCGTTCGCATCTTGTCGGGGGAAGACATCGTCGCGGTACCGGCCAGCCCCTATGCCGCCGCCATGTTTGTCAAGAAGGACAAGCAGAAAGGCGGACCCTACTGGTCACCTTCTAACCAGGAGGTTGGCGGTATCCTCGGCACGGCACGGCCGATCTCCTATTTCGATGGCGAGTTGGACCACGAGGCCAACCTCCTCAACGAGAACGGCATCGCTACCTTCATCCCTTCGCGCCTGGTGCAGGGACCGGGCGGCCAGTTCTCGCCGAACGGCCGCATTCTGTGGGGCAACCGCAGCGCCTCGGAAGACCCGCTGTGGCAGTTCATCAACGTGGTGCGCACCCGTGCCACGATCGAGAAGGCGATCGTCGGTTCCTTCCGGCCCTGGGCAAACGACGAGAACATGACCAGCCAGCACGTGCTGGCGATCATGCGCTCGTTGCAGACCTTCCTCGACGAGCTGACGGCGGCCGGCGCGATCCTCGGAGGCCGTGCCTTCTGGGACCGGGACTTCAACACCAACGCATCGCTGAAGGCCGGCAAGCTGCGCATCGAGTTCGACGCGGAAGAGACGCCACCGCTCGAAGACCTGATCTTCGGTTCGCGTCGCAACGAGCGCTACTTCGACAATCTGGCCGCAGACATCCAGCGGCGCATCTCGGTCGAGTTCGGCGGCACCATCGCCGACTACCTGGCCGCGTAAGGGAGCTGAACCATGACGCTTCGTATTGTCCGCGGGTTCACGCTCTACGTGAACGACGACACCAATCTCGCCCTCGACATCGACACGATGGCGCTGCCGACGCTGGAGGAAATCACCGAGACCTTTCAGCCGGGCGGCTCTGACATGGAGTTGGAAATCGCCGGCCTCGGCGTGAAGGCGCTGGAGCTGAAGTTCAAGCTGAAGAGCCACACGCCCGAAACCATCGGCCTGTTCGGCGGCGCACCTGGTGTCAGGAACAACTTCACCGGCAAGAAGCTGGTCGTGTCCGAAGAAGACGGTACCGAGCACGAGCATGCGATCGATGTGCTCGGCCGGCTGTCCAAGCTCGAAGGCGAGGAGCTGAAGGGCGGCAAGGCCACCGGCTACGATCACGAGATCAAGTCGATCTGGTCCTACACCGAATACTGGGACGCCCGCGTCATGCACCGCTTCAACTTCAAGAAGGGCGGCTGGGACATCCGCAATTTCGAGCCGGTCAATGAAGGCCGCCGCCGCGTGCTGTTCGGGTGAGTGAGATGAGCGGAGCTGTTCACGAGGTCAAAATTCCGCTGTCCTTCCCAATCCCGGTGAAGGGCAGCGACGGCAGGGACGCCAAGCGCGACCTGCTGGTGATGCGCCGGCCGAAGACACGCCACGCCAAGCAACTGGCGGCCATCTGCGGCGCCGACCTGCTGCAGATGATCGCCGAAGCGCCGGATGGCGAGGTCGGTCAGCTGGACAAGGCGAAGATCGCGGCCGACCTCGCAAAGCGGCTGGTGACGATCGAGAACCTCGATGCCTTCACGGCCATCGTCGCCGACATGTGCAACGAGGAACCGGAAGTCATCGACGAGCTGGATGTTGCCGATCTGATCGAGGTCGCAAAGGGCTTCGCCGATTTTTTTCCGTCGCTCCAGTCCTTCGTTTCCACGACCTAGCGGCGGAGCTGGCGGTCTTCTACCGCTGGCCGCCGTCCGAAATCGACGCCATGGACTGGGGCGACTTCCTCGCTTTCCACGACGCCATGAAGCGCATGACCCGCGCTGCGCGGGCTGAGTAGCAGGACCGATGGAAGCTTCGCTCCTCATCAGGCTGATCGATCAGGTCACCGGCCCGGCCGGCAAGGTGCGTGACGCCTTGAAGGGCGTTGGCGACATGGCTGGCGAGATGAAGCGCGGCTTCAATCGGGCCATTCGCGATGGCTTCTCCGTCGAAAACATCGAGACCGCAACGCGCAATGCGGAAGCCGCGCTCTCTCGCGCGCGCTCGCGGCTGATTGGCGCAGTTGGAACCGGGCTTGCCCTTGCCGCGCCTCTGAAGATGGCCGGCCAATTCGATCAGGCCATGAAGGGGCTGGAAAAGGTGCTCGACGCTCCTGTCGATCGCCTCTTGGCACTGCGCCGCTACGCGCTGGAGACCAGTGCGCTTATCCCGATCGCCGCCCGCGATGTCGTCGAGCTGATGGCCGAGGCCGCCCAGGGCGGTGTGCCGCAGGAAGAACTGGAAGCCTTTACGACCTATGTCGCCAACGCTGCCGTCGCCTTCGACATGGCCGGCCAGGAGATCGGTGACCGCTTCGCCAAGCTGCGCAACGTCTACAAGCTCACGCAGGATGGTATCGAGGATCTAGGCGACGCCACCAATCACCTGTCGAACAACATGGCGGCGAAGGCGGAGCAGATCACCGATTTTGCTAACCGCGCGGCCGGCGCCGCAGCAATTTTCGAACTGACGGCCACGCAGACGGCCGCGGTCGGCGCGGCGATGATCGCCGCCGGCATTGTCCCAGAGACAGCAGGCCGTGGGTTCACAGCCATGGCGACGCGCATTCTCTCCGGTGGCAAGGAGGTCGATGGCGCGTTCAAGTCGATCGGCATGAACCGCAGAGCCTTCCTGCAGGCGCTAGAGGAGGATGCCCCGGCCGCACTGGAATCGCTTTTCAATACGTTGGCGACCCATAAGAACGGCATGCAGGCGCTGATCGACATTGTCGGCCGCGACTTCGCCGACGATTTCGCGAAGTTCCTGGGCAATCCAGAGCTTCTACGTGCTGCCTTCGACCTGGTGGCCGATCGGGCAAGCTATGCGGGCTCCGCTGTAGAGGAAGCGGCGAAGCAGGCTGCCGGTGCGGAGAAACGCTGGGAGCTTCTCACCAACAAACTCTCCCGCATGGCAATCGTGCTCGGCGATCAACTGCTGCCGGCCGCGCTGGAAGCCGCAGATGCGATCGGCGGCGTGCTCGACAAGATGGCCGCTTTCGCAGCGGCGAACCCAGAGCTGACCGCAACGGCCGTTCAAGCTGTGGCGGCACTGATGGCATTATCAGTCGCATCGCGGCTCGCCGCGTGGGCCTTTGCCGGTACGCGGGTTGGGCTGCTCGCGGTCGTTCGATTGCTCGCTATGTTTGACAAGTCCGGTCGCAATGTCGGCACTGGATGGCGCGCCCTAGCGGTTAGCGGTCGGTTGCTGTGGATGGTCGTATCGGGCCTCGCATGGGCGGCTGGCGGCTTGGTGACGGTGCTCGCCGGCATCACTGCGCCTGTTTGGGCAGTGATTGCGGCACTCGCGGCAGCGGCCTTCGCGCTGTGGAAATACTGGGACGCGATATCGTCCTTCACGTCCGGCTTTGCATCGGTGCTCCTAGAGCTCTCGCAACCGCTTGCCGAGGTCATGTCGCAGATCGGCGAGTTCGGAATCAAGGCCTCTGAGCTTGCAGGCGTTGATACCTCGCAGCTCGCGGCAGGCTTCGGTCTTGTCTTCAATGCTGCCCGACGCCTGGTCGATGTGACGGCATGGGTCGATACCGCGCGCGCAGCAATTGATGAGTTTGGTGGCTGGATATCTGGCTTCTTCTCGCGTGACACGCTCACCGACGACGAGAAGGGCGCCTATTACGATGCCGGCCGGCGCATGGCGGAGCGTCTGGTGCAGGGAATCAAGGATCATCTGTCGAACATGATCAAGCCGGTGCAGGACTTGTTCAACTTCACGATGTCGATCGACTGGCCGGAACCGCCAGCCTGGCTGTCCTGGCTGATCGAAAAGGGCGGCGGCCTGGTCGATGGCGTGAGCGATACGATCAGCGGCAAGGATGACCCGACTGCGGCGGCCGCTGGAGGTGGTGTGCGTGGCTGGATCAACAATGCCTGGGATGACCTCTTCGGCTCCGGCAAGGATGTTGCCGACCAGGTGATCAGCGGCGCGGGGGTGGCCGGCGACAAGCTCGGCGGGGCCGCGTCCGAAAGACTGAATGCCGGCGCGGCAGCTGCCGGCAATGCGTTCGGCAACGCGGCCGTAGCCGTCATCAGCAAGGCCCGGGTGAATGTCGGGGTCGGCGGTGGCCTGTCAGGCGCGATCAGCGCGGCCAAGACGGCGGCGCTTCACGGAGGGACTGAGTGATGCCGCTGCTCGCGCTTGGTCCCCACATTTTCGAGATTGCCCCGCTCAATTACCAGAAGCTGGTGACCGAGGTTGAGGTCAAATGGCCGGCCATCGCGCGTTTCGGCGGCCGTCCCGGCCGCCAGTTCACCGGCTATGGCGAAGACCCGATCGTCATATCCGGCCTGCTCTTCCCGGAAGAGTTGGGCGGCCGCGAGGAACTGGAAGCTGTCCGCATCACGGCAAGAGCGGCGCTGCCGGTCATGATGCTGGGCTGGGCCGGCGTGGCGGGCTTCGCCGCGCGCGTGCTGGGCCAGGTGGTCATCCTGAAGGCCAGCGACACACAGACCTATATCGACATCGCCGGCCGAGGCCGGCGTCTGGAATATTCCATCGACGTCGCGCCATCGGGCGGTGGCGGCAAGCCGATAGGACTGTTCGGATGAGCGCGCGGATTATTCCAGCCGCGATTGCGACAGTGCGCGCCGAGGACGCCACGCTCGATCTCGTTTGTTTCGAGCATGCGCTTTCCGCGCTCGGCGATCGGCGCATGGCCGGCAAGATCAAAGGCTATGTCGAGGCGACTTTCGAGGCCAATCCCGGCCTCGCCGATCTTGGCCTGATCCTGCCGCGCGGCACTGTGGTGAAGCTGCCGGAATTCGTCATTCAGACCAGCGTGCCGGCGAAGCGGCTGTGGGACGATGACTGATCGCACGCGGCCCTTCATTGAGGTTTCGGTCAACGGCCGGCCGGTCAGCGGCGTCTTCTATCAGCGGCTGAACAAGGCGACCATCCACGACGCTCCCGGCCAGGACGGCGACACGGTGGAACTCACCTTCGATGACGCCAACAATGAAATCCAGATACCGGCCAAGGGCGCGATCCTGGTCGTCAAGTTCGGCTTTCGCGATGCCGGCAGCTGGAAGATGGGCCGCTTCACCTACGAGAAGTGGTCGTTCGGGGGCGGCGAAGGCGGCGAGCTTGTCACGCTCTCGGGCCGTGCAGCCGACATGCGTTCGGATGTGAAGGAGCCGGTTTCGGAGAATTTCGACGACATGACGCTCGGCGCGATCGTCCAGCAGCTGGCCGGCCGGCACGGCTACCAGGCGAAGGTCGCGGGTGAGTTTGCCGGCCTGCAGCTGCCCTATGTGGCGCGCTATGAGCAGTCGACAGTGGATTTCCTCACCCGGATGGCGGATCGCACCGGCGCGCTGTTTTCGGTCAAGGACAACAAGTTCCTCTTCGTTCCGCGCGGTGAGCTGCCGTCAATTACCATCGATCGCAGCGAATGCGAGAGCTGGAGCTTTTCCGGCGAGCCGCGCCCCCTCTATGGCAAGACCGAGGGCGGCTGGCTCGATCGTGCCAGCGGAGAGGTGAAGTTCGAGAGGCATTCAACGGGCCTTGAAGGCCCCGTTAAGCGGCTTCGAAACCTTCTGCCTGGCAAGGCCGAGGCGAAGCATGCAGCGAAAGCTGAAGGCGACCGGCTGGCGCGGGCCACGGGTTCCGGCTCCATCGACCTGGCCGGCCGGCCTGAGGTGATGGCCGACCAGCCGATCAATACCACCGGATTCCGCCCGGAGGGCAACGGCATGTGGCGATGCTCCGGCGTCGATCACACCTTCGACAAGACCTACATGACCTCGATTTCGCTCGAAGCGCCGGAGAGCGGGAAAGGAGAGTGACAGGGCGCTGGTGACGGACGGCCGGGTCAATTCCCGGTAGGCGGGCCTCAGTTTGGCGACCAGGACCCGCCCGACAGCATTGGAAGATAACCGTCCCGTCCGCTGCCCCGAAGGGCAGCTCGGACCGTGACTGATTCCTTGAAAGTCAGAAATGCAGATCGACACTGAATTCACAGCCGTTCGGCCTGTCAGCCCGGTGGCGGGCTACATCGGAGGCAAGCGGCGGCTCGCCGCGCGCCTGGTTGAACGGATCGCGGCCGTGCCACACCGAACCTATGCTGAGCCGTTTGTCGGCATGGGCGGCGTGTTCTTCAGGCGCCCGTCGAAGCCGCCGGCCGAGGTCATCAACGACCGCAACGGCGAGGTGACCAATCTCTTCCGCATCCTTCAGCGGCACTATCCGCAATTCATGGAAACGCTTCGTTTCCAGATCACGTCGCGGACAGAATTCGAGCGGCTGAAGGCCAGCGATCCGGCTACCCTGACCGATCTCGAACGCGCCGGACGGTTCCTCTATCTCCAGCGCACCGCTTTCGGCGGCAAGGTGGCCGGTCAGAACTTCGGCGTCGACCCGCGCTCTGCCGCCGGGTTCAACCTTGCTCGCCTGGCTCCATTGCTGGATGAAGCGCATGAGCGACTTGCCGGCGTCGTCATCGAGAACCTCGACTGGCAGGATTTCATCGCCCGCTACGATCGCCCCGAGACGCTGTTCTACCTCGACCCACCATATTGGGGGTCGGAAAGCGACTACGGACGGGCGCTGTTCTCCCGCGACCAGTTCGACCTTCTGTCAGACGCTTTAAGGGGGCTCAAGGGCCGCTTCATCCTCTCGATAAATGATGTGCCGGAGGTCCGGGAGATGTTTGCCTGGGCAACGATCGAGGCTGTCGAACTGCTCTACACGATCACTGGCGGCCGCGGAACGAAAGCGAGAGAGCTGATCATCTCCTCTCCCTAGTTGACGCCCTTCGCCCCGTGCCCGTTAATGGACGCGGGGCGCAGGAGGGCATGAACATGAGCTGGCAGACATTTGCCGTATCGGTCATCACGGCGCTGATAACATCGATCGCGACGACGATTGCAGCAACTTACACCTATTGGAACACCGACCGCTCTCTGGATATCGAGATGGTTCGAATTTCCCTGTCCATCCTGAGCGGTGAGAACCAGGACACCTCGCTAAACGGGCGCAAATTCGCGCTGCGCTCGCTCGCCAAATACAGTGACGTTGAAATCCCCGATGACGAATTCGAGCAATGGGCTCTGACCGGCACTGTTCCCGAGCCCACTGACTGGTCCAAGTGGGTTTTGGCGCGCGAAGGGGGTCTCGGACCTTCGCGAGGAGCCCCGACCGGCTCTGCCTGGGGAGTCCCGGCCGGCCCTGCACCCGAGAAGGGCGGCACATACGGTCCGCCTCCGAAGAGCGAATACCTTCCGAACAGCACGGCGAATTGAGGGCTGCGACCCCTGTTGACTAGAGGCAGGCATCCAAAATAAACGACAGCCGAGCGGCGCACCTGATGAGCAAACCAGGAGGCCGCATTGCGCCAGTGGAATTCCCTCGACCAGCTAGCAGACATGCTCGATGCGCGCGCATCGCGACATGAAACCGTCACCATCCGCGCCGACACGGCGCGAATCCTCGCAAAGATCAGCCGCAATGGCCGACCACCAGCGGCCGGGCCGGAACGGCACTTCAACATCGATCTCTATGCCACCGGATCGTGCATTTACGAGCTGGGCGAAGGAGACAGGATTATGGGCATCGTGGCCTGGGCGCGCAGCTCCATAGTCGCTCGGGCTGCATTCGATGCGCTCTTGGAAGCGCAGCCGAGGAACCGTTTCGAGCAGCGTCGCAGGAGCTGGGTGGAGCGCGGCTGATCAGGCGTACGCCTAGTGTCGTGTCGCACTTTTGGCGGTGCCGTCGCAGACCGCGAACAAGGCTTCGAGGTCGAAGATGGCAAATTCGGCGACCAATGGCACCTCGCTGGGGCTACCGGTCTGTCGAATACGGAGCAATTCGTTGAAGGTGTCGGTAAATCGATCAATGGCATCGACCAGGTCATCTGCGACAGGCGCATAGCTGGTGAGCCTGACAACGGCCGATCGAATGAGGGCTGCGTCCTCGTCGGTGAGTTCATCACCCTTTCGTATCAGCTCGCAGAGTTCGTCGCGGTCGACCATCTTGGTGACGCTACAGCGGAATCGTGTGCTCTAAAACCCTGCGTCAAAAACTCAAAACCCGGCGGCGCGCTACACCCGCGTTGAAGTGCTAATCCTGCGGCAGCTAATGAGGGGCGGGGATAGCCGACAGGCTTGTCAGCTGCGTGGGCTGCCCCAAAACCCAGTGGCTCCAGCTTTTTGTTGAAGGCCGGAAGAGGAAGCGTTAGTCAGCGGCGATGAAACTGTCCCCGACGGAAACGGCCGTCTCCGTTGCTGCGTTTTACCGCTTTGCGCCGGTCACGGACCCAGCTGCGCTGCGCTCGCGCCTGCTGGAGTGCGCAGAGGCCGAAGCGCTTCGCGGCACGGTGCTCGTGGCGCCCGAGGGCATCAACGGCACGATTGCCGGCGTGCGCGCCGGGCTCGACAGGTTTTTCGAGACTGTTCGCGCCGAACCCGGAATGGCCGGTGTCGATATCAAATTCAGCAGCGCGGACGCGATGCCGTTTCATCGGCTCAAGGTGCGGCTGAAGAAAGAGATCGTGACCATGGGCGTCGCCGATCTCGATGCCGCGCGCGAAGCTGGCGTTCACGTGCCCCCGGGCGAGTGGAACGCGCTGGTCAGCGATCCCGACACTGTCGTTATCGACACCCGCAATGCATACGAGACTGCGATCGGCACATTTCAGGGCGCGCTCGACCCCGAAACCGAGAGCTTTCGCGATTTCCCGCGCTGGGCAGAGGAGAATCTGGATCGCTTCAAGGACAAGCGTGTCGCGATGTTCTGCACCGGAGGCATCCGCTGCGAAAAGGCGAGTGCCTATCTGAAGCGCATCGGCGTTGACGAGGTGTTTCATCTCAAGGGCGGTATTCTCAAATATCTTGAGGAGGTGCCGGCCGAAAACAGCCTCTGGCAAGGCGAATGTTTCGTGTTCGACGAACGGGTGGGCATTCGTCACGGGCTCGAACAGGGCGAAACCACGCTTTGCCGTGCCTGTAGGCATCCGCTCACGCCGGAAGAGCGGCAATCCCGATGGTTTCAGGAGGGTGTCTCCTGCCCGCACTGCCATGAAAGCCGGACGGACGAGGATCGCGAGCGCTATGCCGAAAGGCAGCGGCAGGTAGAACTTGCCGACAAACGCGGCTCTGGCCCGCATATCG